AAAGGAGTTTAAATGAAACAGTTTAAGAACGCTCATGTCGCAAGAATTATTGAAGATGTATTGAATGGAAAGCCAATTATCATTGTTGATGACTATAATCGTGAGAATGAGGGTGACCTTGTTTTAGCTGCAGAAAAGGCTACAATTGATAATCTTGCTTTTATTAAAAGAGAAGCTGGTGGATTGATGTGTATTCCTGCAGTTGGTGAGATTTTTGATCGCTTACAGATTCCTATGATGACTGATAAGCCAACTGATCCATTTGGAACACCATTTACACTTTCTTTTGATGCAAGAGATAATGCAACAACGGGTATGAGTATCAGTGATCGTCTTGAAGTTGTTAAGCTTTTGCTTAACAAAAACACTAAACCAGAACAGCTATGTAGACCTGGACATATGTTCGGATTAAGACCAAAAAAAGGACTTCTTACTGAAAGACGTGGCCATACAGAATCTTCAATCGAAGTGTGTAAACTTGCTGACTTACAACCAATTTCTATTATTATTGAAATCATGAATAAAGATGGTTCTATGTCTCGCATGCCTGATCTTGAAGTTCTCGCTGCAAAGTTCAATCTTAATATAATTTCAGTTGAAGAAATTTATAATGAGGTATATAACTAATGGATCAAAAGCTTGTGACAAGAGCGTATAATTCATTTGAGTTCGATCTTCACACAAATCGAATTACAAAGAAGAGTTCTAATTCTAAATTACAACTTGAATATGAATACTTTCAGCAAATAGAAAAAGATTGTGGTCATCTTAGTGCACTATTTCCAAAAGTTATAGATTATTGGACAGAAGATGGTTGCAAGACTTATCATCTAATGATGGAATATTATGCTTATCCTAATTTAGGAATGGCTATGATAGACGACACACAATCGTCTTTCATATCACTTGATTTCTGGAAAAGTGTTGCTCACAAGCTTTATAAATTGATAACGGAAGATTTTAATGGTTGTGAAGAAGGCAAAACTCCGTACACTAACCGATATTCTCGAGATATGTATGTTAATAAAACAGAACGAGAGTATAACGCTCTTAAAACTAATTTTGAATTTTTCTCCAATTTGTGTAGTGAGAAAGAATTAATAATAAATGGAAAAAAATGCTTGAACTTTGAAGTTATTTGGAATGATATTAAAGAATACATTGAAAAAAGTCTTTGTAGAGATATTCCATTTTACGTTATTCATGGTGACATGTGCTTCTCAAATATTCTTTGTGGAATGTCTTATAATAATGAACCAATCTTTAAGTTCATCGATCCTCGTGGTAGTTTTGGTTCATTAGGTGGAGTATACGGAGATCCTTTGTATGACGTTGCTAAACTGTTTCACTCATTTGAAGGCATGTACGAGTTTATCATAAACGACAAATTTTCATTAACTGAAATAACTCCACTAAAAGAATATTTATACTCATTTGATTGTGATTTGTTAGCTAAACATTTTCTTCAAGGAATATTTGAGAAACAGTTTAATGATTTTGATCTCACTCGAGTTCGGTTAATTGAAGGTCTTATTTTTGTTGGAATGTGTGCAAGACACTATGATAGTTTAGACCGTCAAAAAGTGATGTATATGACTGGTTTGTCTATTCTTAACGACATTTACAAGGAGATAAAATGACTCCATTCGAAAACAATATTGATATTGTTGTGTTGATGGCTGGAAATGGATCTCGATTTGAAAATAGTGAGTATAAAACTCTAAAGCCTTTAATTAATATAAAAGGTAAAACAATTCTTGAATGGACATTAAGTTCACTACCAAGAGAAGAACTTGAAAAACAGTTTATAACATTCGCTATCCGCACAGAACATGATAATCAATATAACCTTGTTAATTTTGTGTCAAGTTTGTATCCGTTCACAGATTATAAAATGTTCAGCCATCTTACAAGAGGCAATTTAGATACAGCTCATTCAACAATATCATCTCAAGCATATATTGGTGAAAAACCTATTCTCTTTTTAGACTCTGATAATTTACACTCTTCACAGCATTTTTTTGAGTTTATCAAAAAAATTAAACATGAATTTTTTGCTGCAACATGTTATTTTGAACCAATTGATGATAGTTCCAAATGGTGTTTTGCTCAAATAGATGAAGCTACTGGCAGAGTAAAAGATATTAAAGAGAAAGATCCAACAGCACTTGCAAAAGGTTATAAACCTATTATTGGTGTATTCTATTTTAGCTCAGTTAATATGTTTCGTAAATTAGCTAAAAAAATTCTAAATACAAAAGATCCTGTAAATGGTGAGTTTTATATGTCACAAGTTTTTCAAGAATATTTAGATAATGAGATTCCAGTGTTTGCTTATAAAGCAGAGACAATGATACCACTTGGTACTCCAGAGGATGTTTCGATCTTTGCTAAAACATAAATAGAAGAAATAAGAAGGACAGCAGTTGCAACTGTTTCTTTGCCACATCAAAGATTACTTCTATTTCTCACTTTTATCCTATGTGGAGGCATCTTGTGCGCAAAGTATTAACTACAGAAGAATTCATTCAAAAAGCTAAAACTGTTCATAACGATAAATATGATTATTCTAAAACAGTATACGTAAAAGCTATGACAAAGATCTGTATAAAATGTCCAATACATGGAGATTTTATCCAAACACCAAATAATCATATTAACGTAAAACAAGGGTGTCCTAAGTGTGGTGTTAAACACCGGCCACAGAATAAACCAGCAACCTTAGAGCAGTTTATAAAAAAAGCTAAACAAGCACACGGAAACAAGTATGATTACTCAACTGTGTTGTATGTAAACAATAGCACCAAAGTTCAAATTATTTGTTATAAACATGGTGCTTTTTGGCAAGCTCCTGACATGCACACTTCATGCAGAACAGGTTGTCCAAAGTGCTGTGAGTCAACCGGAGAGTCGTTTATAAGAGTTTGGTTAGAGCAACACAATATAAATTTCTTAAAACAGAAAACATTTAGAGAATGTGTTAATCCAAAAACTAACAAAATGTTAAAGTTTGACTTTTATTTAACAGAAAAAGACACCTGTATAGAATATGATGGTATACAGCATTTTATTGAGGGTGTTGGTAGAGGCGTAGGAGGTCGACATATAACAACAGAAAATGAATATATAGATACTTGTTACAAAGATAACATAAAAAATGAGTTTTGCTGTAGTAAAAATATAAAATTAATTAGAATCAAATATGATCAAAATATTGAAACAATTTTAATGAAAGAGGTTAATAATGGGACAATTCTTTTTTGACACCGCTTCAGTAGATTATATTTCTGACGCTTGGAGAAAGCTTTGGGGATATGTTGATGAGAAGGATGTATTGGGAGTAACAACCAATCCATCAGCATTTGGCAAAGTTAATATTAAGACAATGGAAGAAGCACTTGATCGGACCAGTGCTCTCTGTCGTTTAATTACCAAGATTAGAGATGATGGTAAAGGTGTTGTTTATGTACAGCCACCATATTCAAAGATGACTATTCATGAGATGGCTATGTGGGTTAACATGTTTCAATCTGCAAGTGATGGTCGTACAAAGATTGCGTGCAAACTACCTCCATACTATAAAGTTCTATCCTCAATGAATCAAATTGAAACAGAAGCTTTCAAGACAGTTAAACAAAATATTGATTTCAATGTTACTGGTCTTGCTGATTGTGCAACAGCTGCAATGGCTGCAACATTTAAGCCCCGTTATATAAGTGTCATTATTGGTAGAATGGAAGAAAAAGGTATTGATGCTAAAGAGCAAATTAATTTCATTCGTCAATTCACAGACTCAAAGACAGAAATAATCACTGGTGCTATGAGAACAGTAGCTGGTGTTAAGTGGGCTTGTCAATATGGAACAGTTCCAACTATTGGAACAAAAGTATTTGATTTAATATTTGATGAGGTAGGTGCTAAGAACTTTAACACTTTATGGGACGATCATGTCTACATGACTCCAACTAATACAGCTCCTATAGTCACAAAAGACATGCTTGATTTATCAGAAGCTTTCTTTGTTCAGATGGATCAACTTGGTAATGATTTATATGTTGATTTTGTGAAAGAGCTTGGAAAGAAGAAAACTGTTGAAGGTCCTCAAGCCTGGAAAAAAGGAGATTCACTTTCTACTCCAGTTCGTCCAACAGGGAGTCATTAACATGCACGGAGTTAAAACTGTCTTTGTTGACATAGATGGTACTATATGGACTAACTTTGGTATGGGTATGAGCATTCAATTAGACCTAACTAAGTCAGCTGATATTCTTCCTGGTGTTAAAGGAAAGTTTGATGAGTGGGAACATGAAGGTACTAAAATCATTCTCACAACTGGAAGAAAAGAGTGTTATAGAGCTGAAACCGAAGCCAAATTAAAAAGCTTCGGTTTATATTGGGATCAATTGGTTATGGGGTGTGGTGGCGGACCAAGAATTTTAATTAATGATAAGAAACCAAATGGAGAGTTGACGGCTTTTGCCGTCAACTTGGACCGTAATGTCGGTCTATCTGGAGTTAAAGAATGAAGGTAGCGTTGTGTTTAAGTGGTCATATAGTAGAAATATAAATACTTTCTAAAGGAGGTATTTATGAGTAAAAAAATGTCGTTGTGTGATTTTATTAATAGATCTGTTGTTGCTCATAACAATGAGTATGATTATTCATTAGTTGATTTTGTGAACACTTCAACTAAAGTTAAAATTATTTGTAAAAAGCATGGATTGTTTGAGCAAACTCCAGTATGTCACTACAAAGGAAATGGGTGTCCTCAGTGCTATTTGATAAGAAAAAGGGATTTTCATAATCATCCTGAAAAACACAGTATAGATTGCAAATGTGTGAAATGTACAAAAACTCTATCTCTTCAAGATTTTTTATTGAAATGTAAAAAAGTTCATGGTGACACTTATGATTATTCGAAAGTTGCTTATACACAATATCACAAAAAAGTTTGTGTTATTTGTACATGTCATGGAGAGTTTTGGATAACACCGAGCAACCATTTAAATGGAAATGGTTGTAAAAAATGTGCAATAAAACATAATAAGCAAAATCAGCCAAAAAGCAATTTGGAGTTTATTTCAGATGCTAAAAGTGTACATGGCTGTTTATATGATTATTCAAAAGTTAATTATATAAACAATATAGAAAAAATAATTATAGTGTGTAAAAAGCACGGTGTTTTTGAACAGATACCAACAAACCATTTAGCGGGCAATGGATGTCCCAAGTGTAAAGAATCTCATGGAGAACGAAAAATTCGAAAATTTTTGGATGATAACTTTATCAGTTATATTAGACAAAAAACTTTTGATAAATGTGTAAACCCTAAAACGAATAGAAAACTTAAATTTGATTTTTATTTACCAGATCATAATATGTGTATAGAGTTTGACGGTGAACAACATTTTAACTGTGGATTTAAGATGAATGGTAAGTTTGTTATAACAGATGATTATGTTAGAAGCATTAAGTATAGAGATGAGTTGAAAAATGTGTATTGTTTTAACAATAATATAAATTTAATTAGAATTAAAAATAATGAACTCATTGAACAAAAAATAAAGGATTATATACATAATGGTTAAATCTGTGGCTTTATGCCTCTCAGGGCACATGCGCTCATATGAACAATGTTTTCCATCTCTTAAACAATACGTAATAGATCCATTAAAGGCTGATGTTTTTATTAGTACATGGGATACTCTTGGATACTGGAAACAGCTAACTAATGATGAGTTGAATAGTAAGAAAGTTAGTTTAAATGAATTGGGTTTTGATGAGTCTGGAAAAGTTAATGAAGATAATGTTAGACATTTATATGATCCAGTAGTGTTAAAAGTCCACTCTTTTTCAGAAAAAGACTCATATTTTACACAGTATGCTAATTTATTTTCAAAATATATTGATGCTGATAAATGGTATTATAGGTTGAAAAATTTTTATTCAATGTACTGGAAAGCTTACAATTGTTTAGATCACTGTAAACAAGTTAGTGAATGTATTTATGGGTACGATTTGGTGATTCGAACACGTCCAGATTTAATGTTTAATTCATCACTACCATTTATTGATAATTATGATAAAGGTTATTTGTATGTGTGTGACAACTATGCTGAACGAGGAACACTTGGAGATATCTTTTTTGCAGGATCAATTGATAATTTAATTAAATATCATTCTGTCATATACAACCTTGAAGAGTTATTAAGTGTCAATAAAGTATTTAATCCACATCAATTAGTAAGAAGTCAATTAGAATTTAGAGACATTCCTTACAAAGTAATTCATCTGAATGTAAGTTTAAACAATTCAAAAAACAAATATTGTGAACAAGGAAAGTTTTAAATGAGAGTAGCTCTTTGTATCTCAGGTCAACCACGTTTTTTTGAAAAAGGTTTTGTGTACATTAATAATTGTATAATTAAACCTTTTCAACCAGATGTATTTATGCATATTTGGTATGATAAGGATCATGTTGGAAAACCGTATTCATGTGCTCCATGGAATAATGGTATTAGTGATAACATCAAACCTCATACAATGGAAGCTCTAAAGCATATATATAACCCCAAACTATCAATATTTGAACCAGAGAAATTTTGGGATAATAACTTACAGCGATCATATGAATCTAATAAAGGCAGACAATACAGCTTTATAACTTTCAGTCAATTCTATTCAATAATGATGGCTAATGAACTAAAAAGACAGTATGAACGTGTAAATAGTTTCAAATATGATTGGGTTATTAAAATTAGAACTGATTGGGCTATTGAAACTCTGCTTCCTTTACAGCAAATGGCTCGATCAAGTGTATATGTTCCAGATAATTGTCCAGATCCAAAATATTTTAACGATCAGTTTGCTGTTGGAACATCTGAAAATATTGATGTATACTCAAGCGTATTTCCAAATATTGATAATTATTGGGTTCATGATGGAGTTAGATTAGTTGGAGAAACTATGGCCACTCATCACTTGCAGGTTAATAAAGTATCTTATATACCTCTCCCAATCAGCCATAGTATTATTAGGAGTTAGATTGAAAACGTTTTTAATCAATTTTGCAAATGAAAAGTTTGAGAAGAGAAGAAAAGTCAATTCTCAAAGTGGACTAAATAGTGGGTTTGATCACTGTGTTGAATATACATCTAATATGTTTCCTTTATTTTATAGAAAGTATAAACATATTCTTGATCAACCAAGAGGCTGTGGATATTGGCTGTGGAAGCCTTATATAATACTTCAAACATTATTACAGGTGAATGATGGTGATGTTGTAATGTATAGTGATTCAGGAGCTACATTCATTAATTCTATACAGCCTCTTGTCGACACATGCTTGAGAGAAGAAATTGTTTTATTTGAGTTGAATGGAATACCTCTAAAATCATATACTAAACGAGATTGCTTCTATTATATGTGGGGTAACACAATTGAATATCACAATACAAATTTTATAACAGCATCTTTTCAATTATATAAAAGATGTGAGCGATCAATAACTTTCGTTGAAAAATATTTAAAATGGTGCTGCAACGAAGATGTACTGACAGATAAACCCAATACATGTGGTCTACCAAACCTTCCTGAGTTTAAAGATCATAGACATGATCAATCAGTGTTGACAATTTTAGCTAAACATAATGATATTAAATTACACGCTGATCCAAGTGAATACGGCAACAATCATAGACATCTTTATGATAACAGCAACTACGGTCAAATAATTTGGCACCATCGATGAATTATAAATATTAGAAATGTTAAAGGACAGCGGAGTCATGACCGTTTCTTTGCCATACCGAAGATTACTTTACATTTCTCACTTTAAACCAGTATGGAGGTTCAACTATGAGTAAACACACTACAGACGATTTTGTCAAAAAAGCTATTATAGTACACAACAATAGATATGATTATTCTTTAGTTCAGTATATTGACTCTGTTTCAAAAGTAAAAATTATATGTCCTATACACGGTGTATTCGATCAAACACCCAATATACATATACAGGGTGGTGGTTGTAAAAAATGTGTATATGATTATTATCACAATAAGTATTCTTTGACAACCAATAAATTTATTCAGATAGCGTTACAAGTGCACAGTAATAAATATAATTATTCTAAAGTGAATTATGTTAATAACCACACAAAAGTTTGCATTATCTGTCCAGAACATGGAGAATTTTGGCAGATTCCTGTTGACCATATTAGATCAAAAAGAGGTTGTCGTCGCTGTAAAAAAATAGGTGGTAATATAAGAGATACAGCAGCATTTATAAAACAATCTATTGAAATTCATGGATATAAATATGATTATAGTGATACTATATATAAAAATATTAGAAATAAAGTTACTATCTTTTGCTATGAACATGGATCTTTCACTCAGAGTCCACTTCTTCATTTAAGGGGATGTGGCTGTCCTGTATGTAAAAATTCTAAAGGTGAGCAAAATATAAAAAGTATTTTAGATCAAATTAATATTAAATTTGTGCTGCAAAAAACGTTCAATGATTGCAAAAATCCAAAAACTAATTATAAATTAAGATTTGATTTTTATTTACCAGATTACAACACGTGTATAGAGTTTGATGGAAAACAACATTTCAAAGAGGGTGTAGGATCTTATTTGGTTAATCATATATTAACAATCGAAGAATATGAAGAAGTTGTTTACAGAGATTTGATCAAGACAATATATTGTGCACAAAATAATATTAATCTAATGAGAATTAATTACAAACAAAATATAAAACAAGAGATGATAAAGATAATAGAGGGGTTTAAATGAATTTTGAACAAAAACATTATAGTGTAGGAGATCCTAAAGCTGAAGAGACTGCACACATACATGTAGTTGAGAATTTAAAAGAAGGATGTGTTGTTGAGATTGGAGTTCTTCTTGGTCACACAAGTGGTTTACTTTCAAGAGCTAATCCATCTATACAGGTGTTTGGAATAGATCCACTTATACCTGATAGCTGTAATAAGTCTTTAGTTGGAAATGAATGGGCAATTAAAAATAATACAATTGGTTGCTCTAACTTTACGTTCATAAAAGATTATAGTTTCAATGTTGTAAAGAGCTGGAATAATCCTATTTCTTATCTATTCATTGACGGTTCACATCTATACAATGATGTTAAACAAGATTTTGAACAATGGTATGAATGTGTAATGCCTGGTGGAATTATATCGCTTCATGATTCAGCAATGAATAGAGGCGGTTTATATTTCTGGGAAGGTCCAAGTAAACTTGCAGATGAACTAATATTTGACGATCGATTAGAGTACATTAAAACAATTTGCACCCTAACATTTTTTAGGAAGAAATAAATGAATTTAAAATATGATTTATTAAAATGGTCAGAAAGTTATGAAGATACTCCTTACTACAACTTAGGCATTACTTGTGCTTTTAGACAACTATGTTGGCATGATGAGCTGCTTCGTAAACACAGAGAGTTTATTGAAAATGATGCTACTATAACTGCTTTCGGTGATAGATGTGTTCAATATATTTTCAAGCTTTGTGTTGATGAAATGCCAAAAGATTTTAAATTCCTTGAAATCGGAATTTATAAGGGTCAAATTATTTCTCTGGTTCAAGCTTTAGCTACAAGAACTAATAGAGATGTTCAAATAATTGGAGTAACACCATTAAGAGATCCAGAATTTAATAACAATGAAGATAGAATGCCTGATATTATTAGATTGTTTGATTCACTTAACATAACACGTGATAACACTGATATTATTGATGGACGATCTCAGACTCCTTCAGTTGTAGAAAAGGTTAAAACATTTGGTAAGGTTGATCTAATGTTCATTGATGGTGATCATTCGTATAATGGTGCTTTCTTTGATATGAACGTCTATGCAGCCCAATTAAAATCTGGTGGATTACTTGTAATTGACGACACAAACAACTTTAAGAACTTCCCTCATCTTTATGACCCAATTCATAAGAGAGAAACTTTATTCACAGGACTTGAAGATGTGTCAAGAGCCACAAGAGATGCTTTAGAAAACAACCCACAATTTGAAGAACTATTAGCGTGCATGCACGTAAGAATATTTCAGAAGGTATAAAATAGTTCTAAACATAAATAGTAGAAATAAGAAGGACAGCGGAGTCGACACCGTTTCTTTGCCACATCAAAGATTACTTCTATTTCTCACTTTTATCCTATGTGGAGGTTCTTATGAAGAAGCTTACAACAGAAGAATTTATTGAAAAAGCAAGAAAAATACACGGAAACTTGTATGATTATTCTAAAGTTAATTATGAACACAGCAACAAGAAAATTAAAATTGTTTGTGTGAAGCATGGTGTATTTGAGCAAACATCAAATAATCATATTAGTGCAAAACAAGGGTGTCCTAAATGTGCTATTAATAATAAATTTGATAACAATAAAATATTTATAGAAAAAGCAAATAAAATTCATGATAATGTATATGATTATAGTTGTGTAATATATACTAATTGTTTTAAGAAGGTTTGCATTATTTGTCCAAAACACGGAAAGTTTAATCAAACTCCAGTAGCTCACTTAAATAGTAAACATTGTTGGTAGAGATATTATAAAAAATAATTATTGTATAACTAATAATATAAAGTTAATCAGACTTAAATATAATGATAATATACAAGATATAATTGTCAAATTTCTGACAAAAATGGAAGGAAATATATAATGAATTCAGAATTATCTCTTTTAGCTGCAAAATTTAATACCGCTAAATACAGAATGGGATATAGTGGTAAAAATTATTTAGATGTTTATGACTATTATTTGAAGCACATGAGAAACAGCAATATATCTCTTTTAGAGTTGGGTATTCTTGATGGCAATAGTTTAAGGATGTGGAAAACATACTTTCAAAATGGTGTTATATATGGTGTAGATATTAATCCACATAGTATGGTTTCTGGAGAAGATAGAATTTTTACGTACATGTGCAGTCAAGATAGTAAAGAAGTTCTTAACACTTATTTCAGAAATGATAGCATAGATATTATTGTAGATGATGCATCTCACGTCAATGAACTTACGTTAAAGTCGTTTGATATCCTTTTCCCCAAAGTAAAAAGTGGAGGATATTATATAATTGAAGATTTAGAAACATCATACTTAAACTTAGAAGAATATAATGTTAGAGCAAGTTGGCCTGGTATGAATTATAATAGACCTGATGTTCAATACAATAATAATCGTGAAGATATGAATAACTGTTTTATGTCATTAGTTAAACAAATGGATTTTGGTCAAGGAAATGTTAAATCGATGCACTTTCATCATCAAATGTGTATCATTGAAAAGGTATAATAATGTTGAATAAAAAACCGCATGATGGTACTGGTCAAAAAAGAGGACCATACAAAGAGAAAAAATATAGTGAGAAGTTTAAAATATTTGTTGATCTGGATGACACATTAGTTGATCTAAGTGGTCCCCTCAATGATTATTTTGGAGTAAAAACTCATACTGAACTGCTGCAAAAATATTCTCGTGAAGATATAGAGTACTGGTTCAAAGAGCAAGATGTTACTTTCTGGACTAACCTTAAACCGATGTCTGATTTTGGAGTGATGTGGTATTTTTTAAAAAGGTTTCAATTTATAGTAATAAGTGTTACTAATCGATTTCCTGGAGCTCTTCCAGGAAAGATAAAATGGATTGTTGAGTATCTTGGTCCTGTATATGCTCAACAAGCTATCCTATTAGATACTGCTGAAAAGGGTAAGTACGCTTCAAGCAATAGTATTTTAATTGACGACTATGATAAAAATTGCAATGATTGGGTCGCTAATGGAGGTATAGCTATTAAGCATGAGAACGCTGTATCCACCTTAAAACAGCTGAAGAGTATTCTTCGCACCAACTAAAACATAAATAGTTATGTTACATTATTTACAATGGTTACATAATCTAAGGAGGATATAAATGGATATTAGAAAATTAATGGCAGAAGACGCTGGAAGATACTTTGGTTTGGTTAAGCCAATAAATGAAGCTTCTGCAAAAGTAGATGTTGAAAAGGCTAAAGTCACAAATAGCTTTAATGAAAAAGATGACGAAGACGAAGATGAAGATGACGAAAAAGTCAAAAAGGGCAAGAAAAAAGATAAAGAAGATGAAGATGACAAAGAAGATATGAAAGAGGCTAAAGCTGCAGATGATGACGAAGACGATAAGGACGATAAGAAAAAAGATAAAGATTCTGATGAAGATGATGACAAAGAAGATATGAAAGAGGCTAAAGCTAAGAAGAAAAAGATGATGGCTAAAGAAGCCGGCAAGTATATGTATTAATTGTTAGATCCAGGTAAGAGAAAGGCGCTCAATGCACCTTTCTTTCTATCTCTGTTTTGTAAATACACTCCCACTTAGTATCTTGATGAACTAATTTTTCCATCGCTACACGAGCTTCTTCAAATGTCCTGTGTACAATTGTAACTTTAATTGACACAGTTGATCCATAACGATATAAATGCTCAGCATCCATCCAGAACCATAGAACTTTCCGCTGGACCTTTGATAAAAAAATTCTTCGAACTGGCTTCTTAATGACAGAAAATATGTATAAAAATATTATTTATAGAGATAGTGTTAAAAATATATACTGTGTAGATAATAATATTAATCTGATAAGAATAGCATATTATAATAATGTTGAAAATAATCTGACTGAAAAATTAATTCACCAATAATATTTCATCATATAACATTTGATACTTGTTTTGATAGCACCAAAAATCGTGCCAATGCCCGTAGTATTGCTTTTTAAAATTAAGCTTATCTACAATTTCTTGAAGATATTTAGAAACTGTATCATACTCATTGTAGTGAAAAAATTGCAGTAATCCCAACTCTTTACAATATTGTTTATTGATGTTGATCGGTCCGGTATGAGAAACAACATAATCAACTTTCCAATTATAAGCATCTAAATTATTGAATCCTCTTTCCATTTCAGCATGAGATGGAAGCTCTTGTGGCCACCAACTCTCACCAATAACTCTACCAGGCTTATCAATCGAATAAGCTCCTCCAAAGCTGAAAAATGTTTTACCATCTATATTATATACTTCACCTCTTTTAAGAAAGAAGATGCTATCCGATACTTGTTGAACTGGAGACCCAAACATATCAATTTCTGGTAAACAACCAATAAGGTTGTAATTTTCATGATTGCCACCAACTACCAAAGTAGTCCAAGGCTTTTCACTTAACCAATCAATCCAGAATTCTTCTTCTTTAGTTCTTTTGTAATTCCAAAGAAGTCCGAAGTCTCCTAAAATGATTAATGTGTCACTCTTCGTAAGAGTCTTTCCCTCAGGAAAAAGAAAAGAACCCAATTTCTGAAATTCTCTTCCATGAGTATCACCAGTAACATATACCATTTAATATCTCGATATAAATTTGTTAAACTTCATCTGCTGCTCAAGAACATTAGTGTGATTTTCGACCGCTGTTGTTATCTGGTCCAGCTTAGTAGTTAGACGATTTACTTTGCTATTAATATACATTAGAAATAAGCAAAGAGCAACACAACATAAGAATAAAACTGTAGTTATAATAGATAAGAATATCATCACTTCTTCACCTTTGGAATTAAGTATAGTTCCTTATCACATTGTTCACCATCATCTTGAACTGTCAATTGACCATTATATATTTCAACATCTTTTCCAAATGGGCGAGCTTCATTTCGAGCATCACTTAGTTTCTGAAACGGACCAATATACTTATTATTAATTTTAGCAAAGAATCCACTTGTTAATTTCAAATTTTAGCCTCCACATCATGTTCATGTTCTAAATTAGATTGACACACGTAATCAACGACATCATGTTTATGATCCGGAATTTCTTCATCACAACCATTATACCTGCAAGAAGTAGTGTAACCATTTCCATCTTCATCAACCTCAACTAAGTGATAATGAAATTCATCTGTACTTGTTGTTCTGATTCGAAATGTAACACCCATGTCATTCTCCGATCATTTTAAGAAGAATAGGCTCACCTGTTTTAGGACATGTGCCCCAATGAGATGGTAATTTCACACTATCAACCTTTATAAATCTTTTGAATTCGATCAGCTCGTGATTTTCTTCACATCTTGGACAATCATTAATCATACATGAGAAAGTTTCTGTCATGATACATTCCTTTTGTGATGATAAAACATATTCGCTGAGAGCATCATTAATATTTTGGTCATATTTAATTCTTAATAGATATATGTTATTAATTTTACAATATTGATCTTTTATTGCATCTCTAAATGAGGCATCATCATACTCTTCTTGTGTTATAACATGTTTATAACTTCCAATAAACCTACCTACACTTTCACTAAAATGATGAATACCATCAAACTCGATGCACATGTTATAATTGGGTAAATAAAAGTCAAACTTTAATGGTTTATTGGTCCTTGGATTTTTGCACATTTTATTGAAATGGTGTTGTCTAACATATGATATATTGTGCTGATCTAAAAATAATTTAACGGTATCTTCACCTTTCGATTCTCGACATACTGGACATCCACATTTCTTTGATAAATGTTTATTTGGTGAAACTAAAAAATATTCTTTGTGGGTGTTACAAAATACTGACACTTTAGTATAATTGTTTTTGTACTCGACTTTTGAGTAGTTATATTTATTTCTATGAATTTGCACTGCTCTTTCGATAAAAATATCTCTATTATGAGTTCGAGATATTTCAAAGCATTTTCTACAACCCATTCCTCTTAAATGTACATCAGGTCTTTGTAGAAACTCTCCATGTTCTGGACATATAATACAGATCTCTTCACTGTTTTTAACATATATTGAGTGAATATAATTGTATTTGTTGTTATGTACTAAATTTGACCTGCTAATAAATTCTTCGGTAGTAAGCTTTTTACCTTTCATAAGATACCTCCATACTGGTTATAAGATTAGAAATGTTAAGTAATCTTTGGTATGGCAAAGAAACGGTAGCTAACCGCTGTCCTTAATCATTTCTAATATTTATAATTATGGATATTAAACATCAGTAAATGTTGCAATCTTAGGTTGTGTGACTAAGTTCCCAACAAAATAGCACTTCGGTAGCGAAAATCCTACCAACCCCAACTAACAGCTGATTTGGGCGCTCTTACTGATGTTTAACAATAGCTGTTGAAACATTTTTCACAACTCTATAACACTCTATACATTGAACCTTTTCACCTGTCTCAGTTTCAGTCCAGTCAATTTTAAATAAGTATTCTCGCTCAGACTTCTTATCTTTAATTCTAATATCAGTTTGAGCATCTTTAACAACAGATGTTAAAGCGTGCCATAAAGGTGTATTAGGTGTTAGATTTACTCTTATCATATACCTCAGCCAATTTCAGTTTGAGTTTACGAACATCAATATTTTTACCACACTTTACGCAAGCAATATATGGGATATGACATTTTGTGTATGCTATTTCCACAGCTTTATGATCACAAAACGTTTCTTTCAGATACTGTTTGATAAATGAAAGCATAATCTACTCCTTGTTAGCCTTTTCAGCCTTATTAGTTTTAGAGTTTATAATGATACCCCATCTACTTTGGAGAATATCTTTTACTTTCCATGGAAATTCATCATATATTTTTTCAAATCTACTTCTTGTACATGCAATCGGTGACTTAAAATGGCTTTTGAAGAAACTCCAATGATCTTTACTAATTAGTTTTAATAGATGTGGGTTAGTTATATACACTACAGCAGCTTCACACCATTCTTCGTCTGCACTTCTTGTTGAGTTATTATTTAAAAACAGTCTACGAGTTGCAAACTTTTCATTGAACTCTTTTTGCATATCCACAAACACAACGTTACTAATTAAGTGGCAGAATTCATGAATAGTGACTCCAAACATAGACAAATCATTATAGCTATAAGGGTAGTGATCTCCATTTTTCTGATCAACATCTTCACACATTAGTGGATTGATATAAAGGTTGTATTTATCTTTGTTAGCGTATGAATAGTAACCACAATTATCACGATCATTCATATCAATACAGACAGTAATAGGCTTAATATAAATGTTGTTAATTTTAATAAACTTCTTAATGAGTGCAATAGCACTCAAAAGTCTGTCATCAATATTAGCAACATCGACTTTAACGTTGTGTAAATTTACCATTTCATCCTCCTATTCGTTGAGAGCTCATGCATCCTAAATAATCAACTCCCAACCAATCGGAAGGGCTTTCAACTCATCTGATCCACATAATTACCTATGTTTAAGAGATTTTTACTTTTCAGATTCGATGGTGACTCTGTTATCTTTTGTACCAATAACAATATCACTTGTACCAATAACAACACAAACCATTAGAAACACTACAATAAGAAGGAACACAAGTGCTCTCATTTTTTAATTTTCTCCCATGAACGAGTAGAATCTGGCTTCACAACGAGCTCATATTGAACCTTATTGTGAATTAAAATATCGAGTTGTCCTGCTTTATACGATCTTTCAGAAATAATACTACACAATAAGAATAGCAGTACACATGTTAAAAGAACTGTAGATGAAATCATAGTGAAAAATTTATCAGCAGCGTCAGCTTTTTCAAATTCAATGTTAGACATTTCTCTCCCCATCATAAATGTGTTTGATTGTTGGAAATCGAAGTCCTTGTTTACCATTTTTATCAACTGATTTTTCAAAATATTGAACAGTTGCGGTTAATCCAATAAGACTGTTACGTCGATTGAACCAGCTAATTCTCTCACTAATACTAAAACCAGATCCTACAGAACTGGTAGCTCCTTCATCATTAATCTTAACGATGATGTTGGTCAAAGTTTTGATTGTCTCTTCCAGACCAGTATCAGCATTGATTACTCGAAACGGACCAACTTCAGTTCCAACAATTTCAAACTCATCATCATGAAACTTTTTAAGCTTGAGCATGTATCGACTTCTCTTACCCTCATAAGGTCTATCTCCATCACGAATGATCAGACCTTCCCAACCCTTTTCATCAGCCATAGATATAAGCTCAGACAAATGATCATCACCTTCAACAAATATCTGATCAACAACTTCGATTTTGTCAGACACACCATCAAAATATTGCTTGAGCAAATTGCTTCTTGTTGAAAAGTTAGTGTTAGAGAACTTATTCTTGAAATCTTCTACAGGCAGAAAGTCAAACACAAGGTACTTAGGATTTTCTATGGTGTGGTTCTTACGTTTGATCTGAGATACGATGGACTTAAAATCCTCTTTGCCGTTCGAATCAACGATTGCCACTTCACCGTCCAAAACAAAGTCATCAAGACCTGTCTGATCCTTTAGTCTCAATATCTCATCTTTGAGAACATCAAGACCAAGAAATTCGTTTCCAGTACGGCTCCAAAACGTTACACTTTTACCTTCAACAATACAGATACAACGACAATTATGAACCAATATATCATTAGCAAAAAAGTTATGGTTATCTTCAATTTCGAGGTCATATTTATCTCTATTTTCTACAACTTCAATGGAAACAATTTCATCAATCATGTTTTTCTTCCTTATTTTTTATAAAATCTGTAATTTTTTGTCTTAGAGTTTCAATATTCTTCAGTTCACTTTCCCAAATAACCATAACATCAAATCCAAATTGTTGTATATGGTTTATTCTTATTTCATCAAAATTCCATATTTCTTTTGCTGTCTTTCTACCTTCCCATTTTGGAAATTCATCTGTTTCAATATAAATTGATGGATTAGCATGCCAAAAATCTCCGTAAATCTCTATTATAATATCAAAATCTAAAAGTAAAATATCAACGATAGGAGAAAAAGTTTTATTTAGATCAACATTAAAACCATAGCATAGATTGGATTTTTCATTTTTATGCTTTATTTTCCAACCTTTTAATAAATTGCTTAAAGTTTTATGAGGTTTACTCAATCTACCTCTATTCTTTTTTGAATGCTCAGTTGGTATATGTGCAGTTTTACTAACTCCATATTTTTCCATCAGTCCTTTTTCAGCTATACTGACTCCATCTTTACCAGCAAAAATATTTTTTCTTCCGTAATGTTTAAAAAATGTGTCTACTTTTTTCTTTTTAACATCATTTGATTGTGATGCATTGATGCATCCGAATTTCTCAACACAAGTGTTATTATATTTCTCTCTCACATGTGTGCTATTAGCTGTTTCTTTAATAGTCGGAGTTTTAATGTTATATTTTTTACTCCAAGAAATTATTAATCCTGGTGTTGGTGCAATATTGTATTTTTCTCTAACTAATTCACACAATCTACTGGAAGTAAATTTTAAACTAAACCAATGTTTCAATAATCTTTCTGTTATCACAGCTTCTAATTTAGATTTGTAAATATGGCATTTTCCATAATGACCCTCTACTGAATTTTCAGAGTGAAAAGCTTTACCACAATGTTTACAAGTAAAGGAAAGATATTGTAGTCTCTCCTCATTAGTATGACATTTACTTAAATGAGATGACATTCCTTTAAATTCTTTGTTACAAATAATACATTTCATAATAATCCTCCTTTTAAAATATTTATGTTTTCCACTAAAAAATTAGATGGAGGATCATATTATATACTATTTATCAGTGTAAAAAACATCACCCACACTTAACTCATCCGTACGTCTATAACAACCAATATTATTTAAAAATACTTTATGATTTCCTGTTAAAATAATTTCTCTTCCGCTTTTTGTTTTGACTTTAAACCATGTAACTTGTTTTTCGTTTACATCAATGCCGTTTTTCATGTAGTTAACAATTTTTTTGTACTCTATTTGGTTATTATTATGATTATAACACTTAATTTTTTTGTCAATTTTTTCATCATACACATGTTTAATAGTGTCACATGAACCATCTTCAAATTCAACAATGGTAGTTTCATCTAAACACCCGTCCAACTTGTGACTGGCAAACCAATTCTGTGTTTTGAAATCTACCTGATGAATATGATCTTCATATGATTTGGCAAGAGCAACATCAAAAGTTGGAATCAGATCAGGCCACACCTTATTAATGCTCTTATCATCGATCCGAACTTCGAGATTCTTATCAATAATCTTGTAAATTATGTCAGCGTGATTGTTGTTCTGACTAATAAACCAGCCAACAGAATTAAGTGCATCGTGACCAGAAATAGTACGAGCATTGAGACCATCAAGAAGAATAAATAGGTCACTATACATGTCTGAAAAATCAGTAGCCGTTCCACTTGCAATGTGTTTCTTAACAGTTGCAGATGTTACATTAAATTTCTTTAGAGGATCGTACACATACTGTAGAATCTTTTTACACTGTGGGTACTTTTTAAGAATGTTGATTTTATCATTCTTGGAATTAGTACTATTCAGTTCAGCTACCATTTGTTCAAGCAGATCAAAGTTCACTATAAACTCCCTTTTCAATTGATTACAATTCAACTATATAATAAAATATACATTATTTACTAACAAAAGTCAACTATTTTTGTGATCCAAAGAGTTTTTGATTATGTCATCTTTCTTAGATGAACCAGAACTGCTGCCGAAATAGTATGAAATAACTTGTCCAACATAGCTTGTGACACTTCCGAGGATGAAGAGGGCTATGTCTTTATTTGGGGTGGGGATGTCTTTAAATAGAATGAAGTAAAATAGAGAGAATGTCATAGTTGTCACTATAACTGCAAGAATACTATTAATCATGCGATTGTCCTTACCAGACTTTGTGTCAGACATAATAGCCCTCCTTTGTATACAACTATTTATTAAAACAGCTATGCAACAAAAGAGGGCCATTTTTTATGAGCGGTTGATCAAACAGACATAATCTTCACCAATGACTGTGTCGCCCCACTCACACAAAACATCATCGATGATATCATATTGTCCATCATCGTTTTCCCCGTATTCAATATACGTTTCAAACATGATAATGATATCTTCAAACTCAATTGTTAAATCACTATCTTTTCCAAATGTTCCTACAACTGAACTGTGTAGATCTGTCATCTTTTTAACAATATCTTTTGAGAGATCCTGACTGGTAATTTCACCATTACACATTTTCCGATAGTTGCTAATGTCCAGAGTCAACAACCACTGTGCCATTTACGAACTCCTTTTATAAAGTTTAACAAAAATTCTTTCTGTACTCATCAACGAACCATTTAATTATTTCATCTCTATCGACACCTTCCAACTGCATGTCCATAGCCTTATCCATCATATTACCAAACTCTCTCGATGGCTTGAAACCGATTTTGATCAAGTCATGACCCGTTACAACTGGTTTTGGCAACTCTACTTTGAACGAAGTAGGAGTAGTACCAAATTCAGCAATCTTAGTCACACAGAAGTCGTAATTAGTCAAATCTCTGTTAGAAGATTCACAATCAACTTTGTGCAACATCATGTGCCAATCGAAATGATCTTTAGCCAAGAAACGTCTCAACGTTGACTTCTTCATGTCTCTAACATGCATGAACTTCATATGAGTTCCAACCAAATCGACAACAATGTCAGTAAAGTCATTTGAAAACTTGAAACGCTTCATTATGCTTTCAGCCATCTTAGCGCCAGCTTCATCATGTCCGTTGAATCGAAACCGACCACTAACTTCATCATAAGCTTGAACTGGAGGTTTTCCAATATCATGCAACAAAGCAGCCCAAAAGACCTCAATAGGAACGATTTCAGGCAACTCAGAAACAGCCAACATGGTATGAGTGTAAACATCTCCTTCTGGATGATATTGTTTGGGCTGTTCAACACCCCACATCTTCGACACTTCAGGCAATATTTCATGAGTGATGAAAGTATCAAACATCAAATTCGTCATGAACTTACGATTAGACTTTGGGGTTTGTTGGAACATCTTGCTCAACTCCAAACCCAAACGCTCAGCTGCAATATCATGCAACTTGTGAGTGTTCTGAGATATCTCCCAAAAAGTATTGTAGTCCAACTCAAAACCGAAACGTGCAGCAAAACGAACAGCACGCAACATTCTCAAATGGTCTTCTTGAATTCGATCAAAAGGATTTCCGACAAACGATATAACTTTGTTTTTCAAATCCCATTGACCGTTGTGAAAATCATACAACTTCAAAGCAATTGGGTCGTAGTACATTGCGTTGATAGTGAAATCACGTCTGTCACTATCATCCTTCATTGAAACGCCCAATTTTACTGAGTCAGGACGTCTTCCATCAGAAGTGTTGCTGTCACAACGATAAGATGCAATTTCAAAGGCGAAATCATTCATCTTCACAATAACAACACCAAATGCAGCACCAACCAAATCACTATCAGGAAAAATCCTGATAACGTCTTCTGGCAATGCTGACGTAGCAATATCGATGTCGTTACTGACTTTGCCCATCAATTTATCTCGCACGAATCCACCAGCAAAAACAGCTTCAAAGCCATTCTGCTGCAAGATTCGCACAATATCAGTAGCGGTTTGTATTTCGGTCATCACAACTCCTTTAACTGTCTATATAAAATATACATTATAAAACCAAGAAGTGCCCCGTTTAATTTCATTTAATTTTCATTTAACTGATTAAATAGAAATCAAGGAGTTACAGAAGCAGATATTAATGTCAATCTAATTGGTGCACAATACTAAACCCAATTTGAATATCAGAGAATAGTACTGGAGTGTAATTGAGACATTCAACACTAACATTGTAATAATTGAGAGAGGAATCCATATGCTTAGAATGCATGTGTCCATGAATGTTCACATATGGCATATGTTTATTGAGATAAACAGGAGCGTGAGACAGGATGTAGAAATCATCCAGAATTATTGGGTGTGAGTACACTTCAATAAAGCCAACATCTTTAAACCAGCTGTTTGAGTGGCTCAAATCGTGATTTCCTTTAATAAGAATCTTCTTGCCGTTCATCTGAGAAATGATTTCTTTTGTTTTATCTTTTGTGTAAAAAGAGATGTCGCCAAGAACATATACTTCATCATCGATATCAACAACTTTGTTATGTTGCAATATCATGAACTTGTCCATCTCTTGCACAGTGGAGAACGGTCTATCTTCATAGAGAATGATATTCTTGTGTCCGTAGTGATGATCTGAAATCATGAACTTGCTCATTAATCAAAAATCCTTATTTTGTTGTTACAACTACAATCAAACTCTTCTACCTTAATATTTTTACCAGGCCAAACACTATCGTCCCACACATCTACCAAATGACTATTTGTTAATTTTGCTTTACAAACAGGACAATCATCTATATGCCAATCTTGTGCATTAATCCAAGCGTTTAATTTTCCTCGCATTACAAATAGAATATTCTGTTCGTGTACTTTAGCGTATGGACCGAAAGGAGGAGTTCCCATTATCATATTTGGCTCCTTAGTTTTGAATGTTTTTGTACTCCTTGTCATAAAGTTTGTACTCACTCGCAATAACACTGGCATATTTGTTGTATTGATCTCTATCAGCATCAGTCATCTTGTCATCAGTATGAAACATGACATCGAGCATCTCACAAGCTAAGCCAAAGAATATTTCGAATGAAGGCAACTTGTTAGTAATTATAATTTGCTCAACCTCTTCATATCCTTCCTCAGATATAGAGAATGGACCTCCACAAACAGAATTGAGTAATGAGCAGTCTATTTGCTGCCCCTCACATATATAAACGAAAAGAAGTACAGATTTCTCATATTCATTCAATGGTTCCATGTTCACCTCTTAGAATAGATATTGCTTTTTCAACATCATCATCTTGAATACCAATATCCATTTTAGTTTTAACTGTAAATTGTTTTAGTTCTAACATATCCCAAGTTTCATCATCAATAGCTACAAACGATTCAATCTCATGTTGGTACATATCTAACCAAGTTTGAATTTCTAACCCTCTACCAAAAACAATATGTTTTTCTCTAAGCTCTTTTTGTTCTGCAATTGTGCAGTGTTTTGGTATGTGAGGAGTAACATCAATAACTCTAACAGGAGATATAATATGTTGTGGTACATGAGGATTGAGAGCACTAAAAGTTCTTGGATCTCCACCATAATCCAGAAATATAATTCGCTTCTTCACTATCAACTCTTTTCTTGTTGCTGTTGATAAACTCTACCAGCTTCTCTGCTGTTCCTGAATCAAAACCGGATATTCCCGCAAACCATATAGGCTTACCAAGAATAGCAAGCTTAATTCCATTTACATATTTCTTAAACCTATTCCAACTGTGAACAAGCCGTTTGTGCCATTCAGGTTCATTCTTTTCAAATTGAGTTGTAGCCACTTCAAACGGAAACTTATTCAACACATATTCAAAAGCAAATATGTCATACTCTTCATCATACGTCATTCGTGTGACATGCGCTAAATCCCAACAATCACACTCAATATAAATCTTTTTCAATATACTATCCATTATACAACCTCAAATCGGCAAGAGTTAAAGTACACTTTAGGATCTGGAAACTCTCTCAGCCACACTTCAGTGTGCCAAGAATGCTCTTCAACAGCATCAACTGTGTAAGTATAACCAATTTTTAAATATTTCTCAGAAATCTTAGGATCACAACCCCAATCAAATAAGTCAATGTTTGTGCATCTGACTTGACAGCCAACTGCTATTTCTTTTTCCATTTAATGTACGTCCTTCAGATCTGGATGTTCTCCTAATATTGAAACTTTTTGTGCTGATGCACACATGTGAGTTAATGAGTGAACATAATTTACCAGACCATTTAGTTTGATATATTCTTCTCGAGTCAAGTTAAATTCATTTGTAACTTGTATGTCATCTTTGTATATGATATAAGTTCCACCATTAGTTGTGCATTCTGTATCAAATTCTAAAACAATTTTTACTTTTGACATTAATTAACACCCTTTACAATATTTTTAGATTCTTCTCTCAAATGCTTTTTATGAGCTTCTTTAATAACTTCAGTTCCTGTCCAGTGAGTCATATTGGAGTGACCTTTTTTACCACCCTGTCCACCTTTAGTTCTTTTCTCAAGTGCCATGTTTTGCTCTCATTAATTAACTGTGAAAGTATCATTCTCAACAATGACTTGAATATTTCTCCTAACTTTTCCCTCTGGTTGATTAACAGCAATAACATTCTCTATTACATATATATGGTCTACACCATTCCCTATCACATCTGGATACAAAACATTATTGCAATGAACTGGTTTGTTGTTTATAGTTCCTTCTGCAATTCCCATGTCAATAACACGAATCTTGCCATTTGTTTCTATGTCAAATGGGTAAACACCATCAACTGTTTTTGGCACATCTCCACAACCAACATACAAAAACGCAGTTACTACAACAGCTAAAAACTTATTCATTATATATCCTGGTTTGTCTTAATTTCAAAAACAATGCCATCAAAAACACTGAACACTCTATATGTTCCTTTTGTAGCTCGTGCAAGCTTAATACATTTATCTATCGCACAAGATTTGACCATATCGCTATCTACATCTGACCAACTTTCTCCTTGAAAGTGGTGAAACATAGAATAAGAAAAATTTAACCGTTGAATATCGTACATTATACATCTCCTTAATTAATCCAAACATTAGTGTCAACAGGAAACTCTTCTCGCTGTTCATTATCGAAAGCAAGTAGATGATCACAAGCATCATCACGAGACTCACAAACACAACCACACTCAGCACACTCTACAATGATTTTCTTTTCCATTTTAAATATCCTTTACATCAAAGATGAAATTGTAATTATTTTGATATTTAGTCTTTTGCATATTTTAGCACATGTTTCACAAGGATCAATTGGAAGAAGATCTCCACTATTATTAACACGACAAATAATGATTGTGCTAATCCGTTTCTTATATTTCTTGATCAACTCTATTTCAGCATGAAGACCCATTCCATGTTGACATTTCTTTTTCTTATTGATAGCACATCCAACCAAATCACCCTTTTTATTAAAACCAATAGCACTAATCTTATAGGTGCAGTCTGACTGTTTTGCTTTACTAATTGCAAGTTGGAGTATATTAAAGTTCATGCTCACTTTTCTGGATTAAAAATTACCAACGTGTGATCTTCACCCTCAAGCTCTTCATCTATAATCTTGGAAACGATATTCCAATCTCCACCTGCTAAACCTGCACCAATTTTAGGATAACCAATTCTTAGACCTGAGAAAAGCCTTTTGACTTCTTTGAAACAGCTTCTAATTGCAGGATAACTCAACTCACTACCATCTCTATTAATACCATATTGAGTGTAGGCATTCACAATTACAAAGGTGTTTAGATTATAATTAAAAAAAGTACTTGTTGTGACCTGTCCTAACTTAGCTCTATCACCAATCGTTGTTAAACTATCCATTTTCTCAGCATCAGGAAAAGTATTAGCAATCTGCTTAGCGATTCCATTTCTCATTTTGCAAAAGCAATTGCATCCATGAATGATAACATCAAAGTCACCATTCAAAGCTATATTAATCAGATCACCATCAGTTATTTTCATAATATCTCCTCAAACGTATGGAATGTTTTCAGACTCAGCCCAACATTTAGCTTCTGACTCTGCTTCTTGGCTGGTTCTATATCTACCAATACCAGTTTGTACGATATCTGTATCCCAGAACTTTTCTCCGTTGTACTCTTCTTGATACTCAGCAATCTCAACAGCAAAGTATCCAGACATGCCACTTGTAACAGTTATTCTATGATTTCTTGATTTGGACATCAATAACACTCCATTCCAAAAAATTTATCTTGATTGAATTCAACAGACCCATCATCAGCAACAGTTATGCATGTTAGATTGTGATACACAGTATCCTCAATAATAGCTCTACCATCTGGAAGCCACTCAACATCAAATCCCTTAATACTATAATTACCACGTTTAGAATATTGAGAGGCAACTGGCCAGAACTTACTGTTAGGCGCTTTGAAATAAGATATTCTACGGTTTGCGTCCTCTTCTGACTTAAAGGGACCTCTATAATGATTTTCGTCAGAGCAACAAGAACAAACAGATCCTACTGGAATGAAGTCAACTGGCACATCTTCTTTTTTATAGCAGAATTTGTATGGTATCTTGTTTAGAATAGCATATGACACAATGGCCATTTGCTCTTTATCAGAAGATAGACGTCCTGAATTTCTTTGAAGGGCAAAACCTTTCACTTCTATTGTCATTGTTTTTCCTAAAGAAATTAAAAACGTGCAGTTGCAATCTGAAACTGATAGCCCATCTCAGATATTATTACCATCAGTAGTAAATGTTCTTGTGTCACTATCGCAGTTTGACCTTTTACTACCACTAAGCCTTCTGCACGTTTTTAATTATGGTCTAATTTTAATAGGGTCTCTATAAATATTTTCTTCTTTTAGTACTAACACAACATATATAACATTTGCTGTCCAGTTAGTTTCACTAAAATAATCATTATCAACACCGTGCCATTTAAACTTACAGTATGGTTTTGAAATAGTACTATCAATAACAAATCGAACCATTTCCATTGGCATCTTAGTCAACATATATTCATTTTTGCTGTTTTTCCAGGCAAATTTAACAACTTCTTTGAGTTCTGTCGAACTACCTCCACTCAAACTTCCAATAGCCACAAAGAATGACCCTCTTATGTTTGACTTTTGCTCAACATAAGAAATTGAGCTGAGAGAGTATAATTCATGGTTACCAGCAAAGAATGAGGTTGTTTTGTTGTGATCAAGAATAATTTGATCTTCTGGTATACTGCATCCAATAGCAACAAAACATATAAAAAATAAAACTTGTATAATATTTTTCACTTTTCCTCCTGAACAGTTGACACATATTCCTTCTTGCCAAACACCTTTTGACATGAAGATATATCATCAGATGTAGCTTTCATATTTTCTACAAAAAAGATGTCACCATCTTCATTAACAACAATAAACCTATACTCATTACCAATCAATGTATAAACATGTCCATTAGGAAACTTTTTCTGAACTGTTTCATAACTACCTATAGGTGAAGATCCAGAGCAGCCAATAACAATCAAACCAATAAGAACCAAAAGGATTTTCTTCATTTTTCATCTCCAAAGATAACAGGTTTCAACATGTCAAAGTAATCATGTGATCTATACTTATTCTTACTATTCTTTTGAGCGAGAGCCACACTATCCTGCACATACATTGCAAGATTATACTGAAAATGCACACATCTGTGACTATTAATGTGTATATTGGCTTCTAAGCACACATCAATAGCAGGACATCCTTCACATGTCATAGTGAAGCTCTCTTTCTGATTTCATCCTCACTAACACAACAAAGAATTGAACACACCTTAACTTGCCAATCTTCAACAGGATTACTTAGAAGGATCAAATCTTCATTAACGAATTGTGTCATCTGACGAAAACAGTATACCCACATTTCAGGCGGTTTGTAACTAAAATCGTTTATAAACCAATCACATCTCTTTTTCTCTTCAACCATACTCTCAGGAATATGATTCTTAATAGCCTTCAACACACTAACAGGATCTCTCATCATAATACTCCTCTATTCTACAGTAAAATGCTTTACAACAGTGCCAGTTGGAACATGCACTATACGTTTGGATATTCTCTCATCTTTAATACCAGGAATAGTGAACCAATCCAACCATTTATAGTTATGAAACTTATCCACATAACACTCAACATATGGACTATCACAACCCTCCTTAATGAAGCAGTTATCAGCACCAAACCTATCACGATAATATAAACCTTCGGAATTCTGTCTCATCACCATATACATGAGAGAGTCTTTAATCTGTCCAGTTCCAAGTACAAATGACCCGCCAGTTGATGTACCATCTTTAAGAGAAACAATTGGAAATGTGTCAGTTCTATCAAACTTATATTCACCAATTGTCGCGAAGATAAGAATTCCAATCATTGACCCAACAACATACATAAACATAATAACTGGTATTAGGTGCCATTCCCACTCAGAGTCATTCATTTTATAACACATGAAGATAACAATAGGAAGAAAAATCAGCCAAAAGATTCCAGTCATTAGTCACAACTCCTGTTAGAGTGGCATGAACAGTGCATGTTCTGTGAATTCATCTGAAAACCGATCTCCTTAATAGTGATTGATACAATCTGAAGAATAGAGAATGTAAAACAAACTATAGACAACAACAACAGCAATCCTATTCCAAATAAAACTTCCCAAATATTATTCACGATTCCCATATTTGAAATAGCAACTGCTACACACCAAGCACCTGAGAACAGTGTGAAAACAGTATCGAATACTGCTTCCTGATGTCTTTTAAAGATATGACCTTTTAGACAATTAAACACCTTCTTCATCGAGATTCTCCTCTTCCTTATCATATTCAACAATAGCCCTTAACACTTCATACACTTCATTAACAACAATAGCAGCAAGTAGACCCAACCCAAATATCATCATTAGAAAAGACACAGTTGTCCAAATAACACATTGAATAATACTGAAGTCAGCAATGTGAATTAATGTTCTTGAAATAATAATGAAACTAATCAGAAGTTCAAACGCTGCAAGACACAACAGATAAGCATTCTCAACAAGAAAACTCAGTACTGGGTGATTCCATCTCTTCTCTGTATTCAATCGTTTCTCCTTTATAATAATATACATTAGTTAAACATGTGAAGTCAAGAACCTGCAGAAGGGTCATCTTTAATATAAATTTCTCCAGCAGCCCTATCCGTATAATAGTCTTCATCTTCCACTGCAATTATAGCTGTTTCAACAGTACATGGATATTTAGGATGAACAGTGTCACTTTTAATAAGAGTGCAAAACGATACTCCATTAGCCCTAACTCTATCCAACTTAGCGAGTAGTGTTAGCAGGTTTCTTCTTGATAAATATACTTTATTCATAGTGTTATCTATTCATGCTTTCTCTAAATTTCTCAGTGAACTGCTCCATAATATTGACTCTATACTTAATCACCCAATTATCATCAAACAGACCGAACTCAATATACATTTTATAACTATCATATAATTGTCTATATTTGTTCACAATTTCTGCAGCGTCTTTCTCACTCTTACCTTTTTTAATGTAATGATTTAGTGCCTCATCACTATATTTGTAGCAGTAATCACTCATATCACAAATTGTTAATATATCTCGAGCACCCTTATCAGCAAAAAACACATTCTTAACAATATTAAGCCAAGATGTCCCACCACACAACATTAACATTTCTTTTTGATCACCAGAACCGTTTAGCAGTTTGGTGTTCATCCCACCAGTAACAGTACCATTAACGTCTCTAATAACTTTTATCTTACCATAGAAATTGATCTTCATCACAGCTGACGCTTCCCCAATATTATAATCAACATCAAACATAACAGTGTCATAATATAATGTGCCAGTTGCTTGTAACATCTCAACAAACATCGAAAGTGTCTGATCACATAACTTAGTATCACCACTTCTAAATGTTTTAACAAACCCCTCAGAAGCAAAAGCAGTCATTCCATTTTTGGTATAACTGTGAACAGGTTTCAGTATTTCATCAGCAAACGCTCCACAAACTATCATAACTACAACTATTAACACCATTGTCCAACTCTTTAGATACATTTTATCACCTCTTCCAACTTTCTCATCTATTACATTGTTTAAAAATTAGTTCAATCTCTTTTACTACCATTAGGATAATAACCATAACACGACTTAGCACCACCAAGATAAGCAACTCTGTCTGGCTCTGCTGAATATGCAGGGAAAATGACACTCTCAACTTTCTTAATATCGCCTAAAGCTTTAATGACAGCTCTACCACCCACATAATGCCAGTCAACTCTCTGTCCAGACTCTTTTGCAATTAGCTTGCACCACAACTCAACAATTTCTCCAGCAACATCAATTAACACAGCGATGACAGTACCACTCTCATAAACTTCTTGATCACAATTGCCTTCCATAATCAACCTCTCTATGTTAATCTCTCAGCATCCAAGCAACATTAAGTGAAATAGCCATCAGATCTCCCATAGTTACCCACCATTTCCAGGAAGTAATAGAAAGATCGTTAACAATAACAACAGCCACAAACAATAAACTGCTAATAATAGTACCAACTACCCATCTTTTACTCATAATCACCCCTTAATAAGGAAAATAGCTGAATGACACATATAAAATAGTACCCACAATACAACAGGAACATAAACACTTTTGTTGACTGTGTAACAATATTTCTTGTGAGCAACAATATCAAATATCGATTTCACAAGCACACCAAACATACTGAACATAAAGACGAAACTATAGTACAGAGCAAACGCAAACAGAACAACCTTACCAACCATTAAACACTTAACAATATCCATTTAAGCTCCTTTTAATTAGCACAATATAATGATACAAATACATAACACCGTAACCCAATACTGCCAATCTCGCATGCACAACCCATTAACTGATGTAATACAAGCAGCAGCAATCGCAACGATAACACCCTCAACAGTAATCATCTCAACCCCATCCTCATAATATTATTCCAAGCCTTAACAATCTCAGACCTAACGAAGTACCATCTACCAATTGCTCCAAGCGATAACCCACAACCACAACACGCTATAACCTCTGAACCCTCTTCACCGATAGAACTATAGTACTCATGACGGTAGGAAGGAACATCCCCACAAATGCAGTTCAATATAACCTCTTCACCACTATTCCCACACAAGCTCAGCAAACCACTCCCAATCCTCTTTCGTTGGAACTTCCGGCAAGTAAAACAACTTACGGGGTTACCATAAGATACAATGTGAGCGTTAAACCCTCTATGCTCTGTTGATAACCTCCTATAATCCCAATCAGGACAACTCTGTAGATAGCTAACCAACCCCCTCAACGTAGGCAGGATTAACTTCAAGCCATACTTTCCCAAGGGCCAACATTGGTGCATCCGTAACAACCCTACGAAAATGAACAATCGAAAGATCCTCTATACCTAAAATCATTTGCTACCTAACACTTTCCCAATAAGATTGTTCAATACTATCAGAACATAAGCAATTAAAGCAACCAAACCAGCGAACAAACAAAACATACACAACGCATGAACTATAATAGTAAACGCATTACAATACGAGTACTTAGGATCATTAACCGTTCCAACACTCACACCTAGCATGTTGAAGCCCTCATGAAAACAAATCTCGGCGCCAACACCCTTATCAGCAAAAACCATTGACGATACGTATATGTCCTGAACCCTATTACTCTCCAACTGATCAAACCGAACCCTCAAATAATAATGAGCAGAACTCTTATACACAGGATCAGTATAAGACTTCAATATAACCTCACCACAATACACATTTTTACTATACGAAATAGACTCATCCAGAACTCTATAACTATTATAGCAAAGAGCTAACACAATCAATACAACAACCGGAAACGTCTTTATAAAATCTTTAACATCACTAAACATATCAACCCCTCCCTAAACATTCAAAGAGCACAACAACCAATTGCAAATATAACTATACATACAACACAATAGTAAAATAAAATCATTGGCACACCCTTACCATCTCTCGTACGAATAACATAACCACCATCATCAAGTATATTCATCCAATTACACATCAACATTGGCATCATCTAAATTATCATACCAAGTAGAATTAAGTAACAAACCACTCACAACCTCAAATACTCCCCATACATATATCAAACCTCCCCCGTCAAAATTAACTATAGGAGTACATACATTATCCCCAACAAAAACTATCATATCACTCGACTGATAACATGACCATAAATCTTTAACTTTGCAAAATAATACTTCAAAACATTCAAATCCCTTGAGCTATAATATCAAGACCCTCAAGATATATTCTGGCAACAATACTCTCAACAACAGAAGGCAAACCTCGAGAAAGAACAGACTTCTCACAAAGACCTGACAACCTAACAGGCAACCTCTATAAAACTTCACTTTAAAGACTTATAGTGCAATGGATAGGGTCATATTCAAAATTGAAAACAACCCGTTGCCAAAGTGCATAGAACGTGTGTGAAATGCTGAGAAAATCATAGAATTTGTGTTTCACGCGTGAGGAACGGGAGTGACAACGGGCGTGCCTGTCATGACGATCGGCGTGCTGAGCTCACTCTCGAGCAGCTGATACAGATAAGAATTGAGATTATTGTCCTCAAAATATGCAGAAGCCTCTTTCCTTGTGGAGAAAGACATGACAGACCTTACTTCAACCCCATAATCAAATATTGATGGAACAGCTCTAATGATCGTATAAATTTTCACAATTTGCCTCTCTTCGTGTGATGAGTTTATTAACATTAAAATATAAATATTATCAATTGAAGGACAGTGGAGTCGACACCATTTCTTTATCCAAACTAAAGATTACTTCAATCACACTTTTAACCTTGTTTGGAGGCAGTATGGGAAAGACAATTGGTGACCGTTACATTGATATAGAAACTGTTCAAAAAGATAAACGTCTAACTCAGGATCAAATAAAACTATTAATATCATTAGCAACTTACAAACATGCTGGTGTGTATGACTACTCTTTAATAAACATCAAACGATCAACAATTTACTTAACAACAACTCTAATTCCTATTAAGTGTTCTGTTCACGGTGTGTTTAAACAGGATTTTTATTCTCATATAAACACATGGAACCTTAGAAAAGAATGTCCTCTTTGTCAAATTGGGACCACTAAGAAAAAGAAAGATGTGCATGTAAGTAAAAAAGTGAAACCATCCAAAGGTTCTGGAAGCAAAGGTGAACAGGTTGTTGAGAACTTTTTAAAAAGCAAACACATATCTTACTCAAAGCAAAAAACATTTAATGATTGTGTCAATCCAAAGACAGGGTACAAACTCCGCTTTGACTTCTACTTAACCAAACACAATATGTGTATTGAATTTGACGGACATCAGCATTTCAAAGAGTCTATTGGTAAATATGTAAACAAACATAAAATAACTAAAAACATGTTTAAGCAAACTTCCTATAGAGATTCAGTTAAGAATTTATTCTGTAAAAAGAACAGTATCAGACTTCTCAGAATAAAGTTCACTGATGACGTTGAACAACTCTTAACTGAATCTCTTCACATATAATATACATTATATCCTCTGTGAGCACAACTAACCAGTGATCAGATATTTCTCAGCACCTCTACAACTTGGTCAGGGCCGAATGCGTTGTAGTTGATGCTGGACACAGTGATACGCTCATCAACCTTTACACCATCACTGTTAACATAACCTGAGCATGCATTATACTTCACAACGAGCTTGTTGGGGAAAGTGACCTTGATGTACTTGACATTCCTTCCACCATTAGCTCTGTATCCAGTGTTGCTAACATACTCCTCAATGATTTCGCAGGTGCTATCAGGGAACTGCTTTTGGGCGATAACGAGACAGCGTGCTTCGAGGCTCTTCGCTGCTTCAATTGCAGCAAGCCGAGCTTTCTCTTCATTGACCTTGTCAACAATCTTATTGTACACAGTCTTTGCAGACTTGTACCAAGTGCTCTCCTCTTTCCAGGTCTTGATGAGAGTGCCAGTCAGCTTCATCTTGAAGCCAGCTGATTTAGATCCACGAAAGGTGGTGTTGTACACTTCATGGTTCTCAATGGTCACTTTGAATAGGTAGCTGTCCACATCAATGACAATAACGTTTGCAGGACGCTGTGTAGTTTTGGTCCACACAATCTCACCAGACTGGTTCTTCACAGTAAACTCTCTGACTGATCCCTCACTCATTGAGTTGATGATGAACTGAGAGGAAAAGCATTTGAGCAGACTGAGATAACTGTTGACAGCCTGACCCAGCTGCTCATTGTACAGAATGACTTGGTGAGCAGTTCTGTTAGCTCTCTCAATCTCACGCTGAGTGGCAGCATCATGAGCACTCTTTGCTTCGTCTCTACGCTTCTGGATCAGTTCGAGCTCTTCTTTGGTCAGTTCGATGTTCATCTATTCATCTCCTTAATTGTGTTCAACGCTCTCTTAACTCTCTATATAAAATATACTATATAATAGACCTAAGGTGCAACTATTTGATCATTTAATTTCATTTAATTCATTTAACAGGTTAAACACAATTAAGGGAGTTAGTTGCTCTTGATGATGAAGCCGATGAGGTATAGATACGATAACAGACATGCAACTCCAAGAGCAAACGGGACGATCTTGAAGAGGAATGTGCTGATGAAGTTCTTGGTATTCAGCATGAGAGCAGCCACAATGAAATAGATGGCGGCAGTGATCAGAGTAACATTGATAAACATTGACATATTAAATGCCTTTCTCGTTATAAAAGGGATCATTGGTCCAGTTTTTGAAATTGCATCCGCACTCCATACATCTCTTCTGGTCTGGCTCTCCAGTCACAACACAGGTCAGACAGTTGCGAAGAGGCTCAGCTCTACCATCCATCTGCTTGATGTCGGAGAGCAGCTCAGTAACTAATATATGGTAGTCAGATGATTCGGATGCAAGAAGGCTGGCCTGCTCCTTGTTGGTGAATGTGGCAAGAACACAGACGAAATCTCCGTGATCAAGTTCAACGACAGTGTAGACTTTCATTCCTCAGTCACCTTCTTGATAAGGGCTTCAAAAACTTTAACATTAATGTAGTCAGTCTTAACCCACATGAATATTATTCGAAGCTGCTCTTCTTTGGTCTTGTCATAAATCTTATAGAATATGCAATCAACTTCACTCGCATTAGTCCATTTCAAAGTGCACCTACCTTCTGCTTGAGTTCTTTGAGAGTCTTGGCATTGATGCCCATTCCACAGTAATTGCTCTGCAGCACAACTCTCTTCATCTTCCCACTCTTGTAGTCGAGACGCTTCTCAGTCTCAAGAAAGCATTCTGCTCTGAACTCACACCCTCTTGTGTCTTTGGTCAGGAAACATCTCTTGTGCAGTGCCATCTTCATTCTCCTTATTTAACTGTCTATATATAATATACTATATTAGACCTGTGAGGAGCTCATTTAAATTCATTTAATTTGTTTAACGGGTTAAATGGTGTTAAGTGGGCCATTCCGGTATTGACGCAGGAACTCGATTTGGCTATCACGATTGGCAACCATCTTCTGGAGGAGCTCGATCTGCTTCCTCTGATTAGTGATGATGCTCTCATCCATTGCTTCAATCTTCTCACAATTACTGAGCATCTTGTCCTGAATCTCAATGCACTCTTTCAAGCCCTTAATGAGCTCATCAGCTGTCTTCAGGGTTTCACGCTGGGACACAATGGTATCCCGAAGAGCTTTTTCTAAGGGTTCGTTCATATTATTCTCCTTTAAAGAATTATTTCAATGAGTATATACGCACTAATGATAAGTGCAATGCCAAAGCTGCAGATGATGTAGAATGAGGTGTTGCTGAGGCTCATTCGAAGTCACGACCAGACTCATACATGCTCATTGCCTCTTCCTTCTTCTCAGCTTCTGCCATACGCTTGATAAAAGCCTCTTCATCAATGTTCTGAAGCACCTTCTGCCATTCCATTGCAATGCCTTTGCGAGTGAAGCTGTGACGAGCACCACGAAACTGAACATACCACAGTCCATCCATCTTCCACACCTCACCATGCTTGCGAGACTGCTTCTGGATGGCTTGACGCTCTTGAAGGGTAAGTTTCACACTCATATCTAACTCCTTGGTTTTGATTCACTCTTAACTGTCTATATATAATATACTATATTTTTAAGAGGTCGGCACTATTTAAATTCATTTAATTTATTTAACTTGTTAAACAGGATTAGCATTATGCTTGAGGAAGACGTAGCAGGAAGCTCTACAACACTCGTTTAAGCGCTTAGAATTCTTCTATCGTTGTTCTGGAGGAGCAGTTGCTCAAGTAGAAGAGCAACTGAATTCTAATCGTGTAATTGAACGATTGCATAAACAATTAAGCGCTTAAGTATTTAAACGCTTAAACGGGGATTTAATAAAAAAGAGAGAGGTCGTGTGTCGACGGCCCTCTCTCTTCACAGTGTGAGACCAATTCCCAACAAGATTTACGCTATCCGGATTGCACAGTAAACCGTGCGTGCTTACGACTTGTTTCTGGATGTGAGTGGTAGCTACATCACTCGTTCTCCATCTCTGTGGATATTGGGTTCATCACCCATCACACAAACCCACTACTCGAATCGTGGGACACTATTAGCATTGGTAACTTCAGGGCCGGAATCGAACCAGCATCTCTCAGTTTCAGCTGAGTGTCTTGCCATATTAGACTACCTTTTTCCCCAACGCTATTTTTAGTGGTTACTTTGAGGATCTGGATTTGAACCAGCGTCTCTCGAATAATGATCGAGGTGCCCTGCCTTGTTAGACGAGCCTCATTTCACCAACGCTTACTTACCCTTACGCTCAGCCCTACGCTTGCCACGCGCTGTGACAGGCTTCTTGGGAAGATCACATCCACCACGATGCATGTGCTCCGTCTTCTCTACCTTGACCTGTGAGGGGGTCCACTTAACAGCCATTTTCTTCTCCTTTGAATTTGTTATATAAAATATACTACATTTTCTTCTTTAAGACAACAGCTCAATCTTTATAATTCTGAATAGCTTCGATGATGGGATTGCAAATATCATTCTCAAAGCGCCAGCACATAATGATGGGTTTGTCCTCAGGATCTACGAATACTATCTTGTTGATTGGGAACTTGTCCTCAGATACTTCCTGCAATTGATCAACACGCTTAATGTCGAATACATTGATCAACGTTAGCTGATCACCTGACAGTGAAAAGTTGTTGATAGAATTGATAATGTAATCGTTGTCTTTCAGAGTATCAACACTTGAAGCATCAAAGAAAGAATACCGTAACAGTTTAACGAAAGCAATTGCTCGCATATTACTCCTTAATCAACTTTAAAAGAGAAAGATATCTTGCACTTAACACAGGAACCAATTGCACTTCTGGAATAAGTATTCTCACCAACCAGAGTGACTGCACAGATGTGTGCAGCAGCAGGTTTGCCACACTTAGGACAGAAAGCATCCACAGCATTCGCTTTGTTGTTTGCACGCTCCTTTTCAGGAACAACACCACGCTTAGTAGCTTTTGCTACAGGAGTGGGCATCTTCTTTCCATCAGCAGTGAGCATCGCATGACGAACAGTAGCATAATTCATTCCGAGCTTCTTGGACATCTCATTGACTGACATGCCAGGATTCTCTTTGGCAAAGGCGAGCACTTTCGCTTTCATGGAACCTTTGCCAGCAGCGGCGCCCTCGAGCTGCTTGATTTTCTTCTTCTGATGATCACTTAATACTACTGCCATACGAACTCCTTATTTAACTGTCTATATATAATATATAATCAAAAAGGTAGAGGGTGCAACTATTTGTTCATTTAATTTGTTAAACACTAATCAAGGAGTTACAGAACATGAAATTTGATAAAACAAGAGCGCAATAATTTTTATGTCTGCTGCAGTCAAAAAAATCAAGCGTTCGTTTCAACTGCATATTGAGTGCACGAAACTCACTTCAAGGAGTTACAGGACAACTCTAATGTAACAGTTGAAACGAATCGATTAATGATATCACCTAACATAGAAGTAAGCAGTAACGCTCGTGTAACCATAATATCTGCCAGGAACGGGCTCATTGATCTTGCAATCCACCATGAAATGCTTGAGAGCTCTCTCAAGACGACCAGCATCATCTCCACAACTGAAGAACTTGACAGCCACTTTATTGGTGTAAGGACTCACTCGAGTGAAGGTTCGATCATACTTGATGTCGATGTTCTTAGCCTTCTGAATTAGCCAAGCACGAAAGGTCTTGATCCACTTGATGTTATCCTTATCAAGCCACTGATTCCAATTCTCGTAGTTGGGAACAACTTTCTGCTTCGACATCCTTAACTCCTTAAACAAGTGTTTCACTCTCAATCTTACTGTCTATATAAATATACTATATTTCTAATAGGTTGAGCACATTTAAATTCATTTAATTTATTTAAGAAGTTAAACGCTATTTCTTGATCATTTTCCACGTCTTGGAGGAGTCTTCATTGATGGTTAGCTCATACTGAATGCATTTCTTGGAAAGAACATCAATCTGTCCTCTTTTGTATCCTCTATCAAAACCAAATTCTCCACCCATAATAAAGGCAAAGAATAGCACAGTAACACACAGAATGAACACAACAACCCCAAGTTTAGTGTCATCGCTCACAACGAACTCCTTTAATTAATGTAAACAGTTAATACGCTATCATACCAGTGTTCGCTGATGTTGACCTCCCAATTGGGATCTCCCACACTCAGCTCTGAGAGCACGTCTGACTTAACAGCTTTGATGTACACAGGATCGCAGCCAGTATCACTGTCCCACAACCTGGCAGCAACAAACACTACCTGTGCAGCTTTGATAAGAGCTGCTGCTTCTTTTCTCTTAGGGTCGTGTTAGACCACTCTCTTATATTTGATAGAAGCATAACAATGACTTCTACAGGCAGGTATGGTGAGGAGAATTGGTGTGCGTGAGAGGATTTGATACCCTATCTGCTGGGCCTCCAGCAATGCTAAGCACAGTAACTGTGCCATCAATGTTACACCACACGCACAATACTTGGCGCTTGCTGGAAGAGTTAAACTCCCATAATCTTCTTAGTTCGTGTAGCTACAACTCCCTAAGCGTCCTTTTCGTTAGACCATGCAAGCGTTATTTGGTACTCGAGGTGGGATTTGAACCCACATTTTCAATTTACCAGTTACAGGTATTTGGCATATAAGACCAAACCGATACTCGAGTATAATTTAACGGGGAAGTGCTGCCATTACACCACAGACGCTCCTCCGAGCTCTGAACGGACTCGAACCGTTTCTCTCCCCAACTTCTATTGATTTGTACCCTACAACCCATGCATAAAGAGCTTAAGTATATGCACACGTTTTTATGACTCGGTAGGGCCACGAGAGTGGATTACCACTATTCTCTATAGACTTTCAAAGATAATTATATGGAGCTATCTTTACCATTAGACGAGCACAGACTACAACATGGACCAGACTTCTAAGGGTGCTGGTGGTAAAGCTTATCATGAATATCTTCACTCTTACCGCTCATTGCGTTACTATGCACGAGGCATCGAGTCTCGTATCTGCTCCAAGTTCTAATAATTTCAGGGGCTGTCCTACTACATAGACGATCAGCATCGCATTGTCATTGGACCAGTAGCTTGCGCAAGCTACTGGTAGGATAGCTTAGCATCTCGAGAACTTTGCTTGTCCTTTATCTTAGCGTGTTAGCTGAGCCAGACTTGCATTGCACTGACTTTTGCCCCGCATTCTATGTCCACAACAGTGCTAAGGGGTGAGTATCATCACTATCCGGTCCGAAGCACCCAGATGATTGTTGTTGCAGACTAATTTTCAAAGATCACTAATTTTTAGAAAGATAAAGAATTCCTGCCTGTTGCACTTTCAACGAATCACCCGGAAACGTTGCCTGTCCAGTTGGAGCAGGAATTCTTTATCTTTAGTTCTTCATTTTTCTTATGTATAAAATATACTCTATTTTCTAATTTATTCCAACGTTTAATTTTATTTAATTTTTACAGTAAAAAAGATAAACAGATTGTGGGCGATTCGAACACCCCGAGCGAGACGATTCCCACTTGCAGAACTACTCCAAGAGCAACCAAGGATTCATTCCGTACCGTATGTTACTTCAGCGCGCCTTCGTAACATCAGACCAGATACCAAGACTGGGCAACCTGTTTAATTTTCAAAGAACTCACTAACTTTGGTAGCCCTATCCGGAATTGAACCGGAGCCTGCTGATTGAGAGTCAGTGGATCTACCACTAATCTATAGGGCCATGTAATTCTTATTTATAATACTGCGTGCTCCTCACGCTTACTAAGCACGACACTGCATCTGAGCTTGAGACACACATTTTGCAGCTTTCCAGACTTTACCATGTGTCATGGGACAGTGTCGTGCTTAGTTAACTCTTACTTACGCGTCAATCAGACCGTCCTGAACCATCTCGGCACGAATATCCTCAGGGATGTCATCGGTGCCAAGCAGCTCAGCAATGTTGGCCTCATCAATCACAGAGGACTCAGCCTTCTTGGAAGCCTTCGCAGCCTTCTTAACAGCCACTTTCTTCGCTGCCGTCTTCACCTTCTTCGCTGCATCCTTCTTCTTCGCATCGACAGTCACCTTCTCGGACTTCTTGGCAGCACGCTCAGCCTCACGCTTGACCTTGGCAGTCTCCTTGGCCGCAGTAGCAGCAGCCTTCTGCTCCTCACGGACCTTCGACTCAGCAGCTTTCTGCTCAGCCTTCTGAGCAACAAACGCTTTCCCACCCTCACTGTTGGCGAAGAGCATCGCACGCTCAATCGTCATCACGAAAGAGTAGTGAGCATCGAGCTGCTTCGCAACTTCGCTCTTCCGAACACCCTGAGCCAACAGAGCACGAATCGCATCGCTCTTGGAATTGTAAGTAACACCGTTCACTTCGACATTGATAGACTTGTTAGCCATTTGCGGCCTCCTTTTATTATTGTTTCTGTTTTGTTCTTCAACCGACATATAAAATATACAACATTTACTTCTTCAAGACAACAGTTTATTTTGAGTTCTCAACAGGCACGATCAGTGGAGCCTTCTCCAGCATCCGGTTCTGGATGGTCACGATGAAAGAGTAGTTGGCACTAATCTTCTTGGCAATGTCACACTTCCTCCAGCCATCGACAAGCAGAGCCTCGATCGCCTTGGTACGAGTAGCGTAACGAACACCATTCACCTGACAACGTTTCTTCTGGAAAGCCATTTGCGAACTCCTTTTACGAAGCGATTGAAAACGTGTACTTCTCAGCACTCCAAACAACACTGACAATAATGCCATCAAAGCGCTCAACGATCTTATCCCCCACTATATTGTAGGGAAATACAGTGTAATTAGCCTTGATATCATTGTCGTTGATTCTCTGCCATCCTACGAAGCTGATCGTTGATGTATTCGCGCCCTCAGGAGCTTTGACATGCCCCAGAATAACACCTCTTACGTTAGCCTCATCCTTAAGAATGCTGAGAGCGGTCACTTCATGATAGCACTTATTCATTCGTCACATCCTCTTTGACGTAGGTTTTCTTATCGAAATCAACAGCATGTATAACAAAGCCGTCCGACATCATCCCTGCAACAAACGTGGGCTTTACGCTGATGATGGTCTTGTGCTCTTTATTGAGCTTGTCTTTGAGCTGCTCATACTCAGTGCAACCAATCACATAGCTATACAGATCATACTTAACTATCATCATACTCACTCCTTCTCTTAACTGTCTATATATAATATACTATATATTAGGTCGGTTGAGCTCGTTTAATTCATTTAATTTTCATTTAAATTCATTTAACAACAGCACTATATAGATCAAGAGGTTATAGATGATCGTTTAACACAGCTTAAACAGAAGAGGAGGAGAGGGTTTAAACGCTTAAGTTCGGAAAGCAGCTAAATGTGGTATACAACGTGATGAGGGATTTGGGGTACGGGAGTGTACTCACACGACCATTAAAGGTCAAGATTATTTCCGCCCTAATAATATTTTTCGCACGACCATTAAAGGTCAAGATTATTTCCGCCCTAATAATATTTTTCGCACGACTCAAAAACACCAACTA